ACTGGCAGTAACTAGTTACTAGTTACTTTCTTGTAACAGTTTCTTTTTCTTGTGGGGGGGACTATAGGGGGGGGAGGGATTGTTAAGGGAGGGGGGGGGAAAGGGGGGGGAGTATTCTTTTTCTTTGTGGTGGGCTGGATTAGAGAGGGATTTTTGATATGGACATTGCAAAAACCATTCGGAGGTGTGACCCAGCCCGAAATATTATACACGTAAACGCAGAGAGGACCCAGATTAGTACAGTGATAGACATACTGGACGGGGGTCGAAGTGGTAAGGCAGTACCACACGCTGTTTACCGCTCCCTGCAGTTTGATGCTATCATGTGTTTCATAAGTTCTGAAGGAGGGTAGATGCCAAAAGTAGGTAAAAAGCACTTCAGTTATTCTTCTGCAGGGAAGAAAAAGGCAGCTACTTACGCTAAGAAGACGGGTAAGAAGATGACCAATACCAGAAAGAAGAGGAAGTACTGATGTCTGCTACTAATTCTTTTATTGAAGGTAAGGAACCTGAGGACGTTAAGGCTCGTCAGGACTTCTTCATGACTCTTTATGCTGAGTTAGGCAGTATACGTGCTGCTGTTAAGGAGATGGGACTCAATAGAAGGACTGTTAATCGCTGGATGAAGGATGATGTGCAGGGTTTCAAGGAGAGATTTGAGGAGGCGAAGCACAATTTCAGGGAGATGTTACAGGATTTGGCTGTGAATCGTGTAAAAGACCAAGGTCCCAAGGACAATCCTATACTGTTGATTACTCTTCTAAACGCTCACTGGGCAGATAAGTATCGACCACAGACCGTTGCGGTAGACGATACGGCTAAAGAGGTACTCTCAGAGATGCGAAACAAGTTTAAATCGCTTAAAAAGGTAGAAGAAACTGAGGAAACCACCGAGGTTAGTCCTCAGGAACAGGTCGAAAACATATTAAAAGGCAAGGGTTTAAAAGGAAATGATGGTTGATGGCGAGTTACCTGTACTTTTAGGTAGCACTCAGGCAGAGATTAAGAAGTATGAACAGGCAATTATAGGGCAGGATGACGCTTCATTGAGGGTTGTTTACTCTGCAAACAAGATAATTGACATTCTTTCCGAAGAAATGACACACGAAGAGGCAGAAGAGTTCTATGAATATAACATTCTGGGAGCGTATATGTGGGATATGACCCCGATATATGTACATGAACATGACTCAATCAACGACTTCACCATCCCAGATTAACGAACTTGCCGATTACATCTATGAAAAAATAGATTTCACCCCTACCCCACTCCAGCAACCCATCCTTGCTTCCCGAAAGAGGTTTATACTGGTTGCTGGTGGTGAACAGGCTGGTAAATCTATGGTCGCAGCCAAGTATTTACTCGCAAGATTTCTGGAGAATGACGATGCTGGACTCTACTGGCTCGTCGCAGCTGACTACGAGAGAACCAGAGCAGAGTTTGAATACCTTGTAGATGACTTTGCACAGCTGGGACTACTCGCTGAAGCGTCTAAAAGAGTAGACCCCGGCAGGATAATACTCGCAGACGGCACACGGATAGAAACTAAATCTGCTAAAGACCCACGCACTCTCGCTATGAGGGCACCCAACGGGATAATTGGTTGCGAAGCATCACAGCTGGACCTAGAAACTTTCAACAGGCTGAGGGGAAGATGTGCCCCGAAGAGGGGGTGGCTGTTCTTAGCAGGAACATTTGAAGGTTCACTCGGCTGGTATCCACAGATGTATCAGTCGTGGCAGCATTCTGCTGGGCAGGACGAAAAATCTTTCTCACTTCCAAGTTATTCAAACCAGTATCTATATCCCGGTGGAAGGCAGGACCCGGAGATTTTAGCACTGGAACGTGCAGCATCAGACGATTTCTTTATGGAGAGAATAGAAGGCATACCCTCACCTCCACAGGGTATGGTCTTTAACGAAATCAGACCTGACTTACACGTTGAAGACGTACAGTATGAACCCGATGTTCCCGTTCATATATGGATTGACCCCGGTTATTCAGAGGCTTATGCCTGTGAGATAGTTCAGGTGGTCAATGACCAAGTGCGAGTTATAGATGAAATATACGAAAGGAACCTAGTTACTGATGAAATAATAGATATCGCACAGTCGAAGCCTTGGTGGAGAGATGCACAGTTTGGAGTGATAGATATCGCAGGGAACCAGCATCAGGCAATGGCTGCTCCTGCGGAAGTGTGGCTTGAAAGGACCGGGATATTTTTTGATTCAGAAAAAATAAGAATTAATGAAGGAACTGAACGTCTGAAGTCTTTTCTTAAGACAGACCCTGTTAACCAGAGAGAGCCTAGAATAGTTTTTAATCCTAAATGTAAGGGAATTTTATCCGAGTTCGGAGTACAGCCTAACCCTTTCGATGGACAGACCCGTGCCTACCGCTGGAAAATGGACCGAGATGGTAATATAGTAGGCAATACTCCAGAGGATAGATACAACCACGGAGTCAAGGCTGTGATTTACGGTCTGATTAACAGATACGGCTATGGATATATCGCAGATAACAAGATAATAAAGGTAAAACGCTGGTAAATGGCTAACTATAAACCTGAAGAAATCATAGCTTTAGTCGATAGTCACTACGACCAGACCGAACCACTGCGTTCACGCATGGATGACGACCATAAACTCTATCGCTTAGAGGAGTTTGACGCAGGAGAAGGCTACCAGTCGTACACTTCAAACGAACCACAGGTCTATGCAGACAAGTTAATCTCTTGGATGACCACAGCAGAGATGGTTATCCGTATTCCCTACGGCAATTCCGACAGGGAACAGCGAGAGAACAACGATGCCAAGGAGAGATTCCTAGCAGGAATACTTAAAGCTGCAGACGACAGGCTGATGAATAAGTTTCAGCCTACGGCAAGACAGCAGATGGCATGGTTTGTTGCCCTCAGGGGATGGTACGCAGGCAGGGCACTACTTGTAAAAGACGATGATGGTGAAACCTATGTCGATATTCAGCCGTGGGACCCGATGCACACCTACTGGGGTGAGGGAAAGAACGGAATAGCATGGGCTTGTTATAAGACTATTAAGACTCCATCAGAAATTAAGGCTATATGGGACGTTGATTTAAAGGGAGAAGGTACAGATACGAGTGATGAGGAAGGGATTGATGTTTATGACTTCTACGATAAGGAAGATAATATAGTCTGCACTGACGATACGGTTCTTAAAAAGAGAACAAAGCACGGTTCAGATAGACCACCTGTATTTCTGGGACCCGTGGGTGCCACTCCCCTAGTACAGTCGATAACCGATACGGGAAACAAGGATACCATCGAAGATTACGGTGAATCCTGCTTCAAATCCTCAAGAGATTTGTTCGATAAGCATAACTTCATGATGAGCGTCATGCTGGAACTGACAGCACGGTCAAGAAGACAGGGGCTAAAGGTCAAATCCCGTGACGGTACCAAGACTCTTGAAGAAGACCCGTTCAAAGAAGGCTCTGAGATAGCACTCGGTCAGGGAGAGGATGTAGAACCCCTCGGATTACTTGAGATGGCTAGGGAATCAGGGGCTTTTATGGGTATGGTGTCAGGCGAGATGCAGAGAGGCGGTCTTCCACACTCCATATATGGGCAATTAGAATTTCAATTATCAGGTTTTGCAATAAATACCCTCAAGCAGGGTGTTGAAACCGTTCTTGTACCCAGATTGGCTGCGTTAGAGAAGGCATATAGGAATATTTTCCAGTTAATATGTGACCAGTACATCACTGGAGCCTTTAAATCTATAGAGGTTAGCGGTCAGGACCAGAACAGGATGTACTTCAAGGAAGAGATATCGCCTGATATGATTAAAGATGCAGGAGATGTTGAAGTTACCCTAGTTGGTCAGCTGCCTCAGGACGAAATGTCGAAGATGAGCATGGCTCAGATAGCAAGAGAAGGTCCTTCACCACTGCTGTCGGATGTATTCATCAGGGATAACATCCTAGGGCTGCAGTCAGCAGACCAGATGGATGACTCCATAAAGATACAGATGGCAGAAAGCATGTTGCCCGAAGCAGGGCTTTGGTCTATGCTTCAGGCTGCACAGAGAGGGGGAAGGGAAGACCTTGCCCAGTTCTATCAGGGTGAATTGATGCGTCTATTTATGATGAAAAGCATGGAACAGGCACAGATGATGGGTGGAGGAGCAGGTCCAGCAGGACCACCTCAGGGACCACCGGGACCTCTTCCTATGGGAGGACCTATGGGTGGACCTCCGGGTTTACCACCTCAGGTAATGCCTAACGCAGGACTGGGAGTTCCACCAGTTCCACCTACCGCTCCAGTTGGTCCGTCAGTACCTCCGGGTACTCCAAGACCGGGGGCACAGAGTACTGAAAATAGGCTGGCTTCACTAGGATTAATACCACCAGCAGGAGGATAAAATATGGAAGAAGGTTTCTTAATGCAGAATCCCTTCACTGCTTCAAGAAGGGCAACTAACAGGGGAACTGATTTACCCGGCTTATTTGCAAATGCAGCTATGCTTGGAAATCTTCCCATAGATGTTGCAATGAATGCTGCTGCATCTGCCCTTCAGGGAATATCTCCTATGCAGAAAGGACCTTTTGATGCGTTCACAGAAGAGTTTGATGAAATGGGTGGACCTAATTTTGGACCTAATTTTCAAGATTTACTTTATAGAAAACCAAGGGACCCTGTGACGGGAGAAATCCTCCCCCCTGATTTGGCTGGTCAGATAGAAAGGGGACCACATATGCGTGACCCTAACCAAGATATCAGAGACAGCATACAGCTTGTAAGTGGCGAAGGAGGAAGTAAGTTTCCTACTCACCAACTACCGGGAGCAAGTCCTTTCATTCAACCAACTCCTTCAGTTGTAGACCAGACCATTGGCTCTCAGGAAATCGGACCAATGGGACCTGAGAAACAGTATGTTCAAAGGGTAGACCCTAGTGTTGGATGGATGGGTAGGACCTTAGACCCAAGAACTTGGGTAAATCCTGCCATGACAGATGTACCTCTTCCCGGTATCGAATATCCAATTACCCCGAAATCAGGCAGAAACCCCTTAGGAGCAGTTAAGTATGAGGGAGACTTACTTCCCTCTCAGGATGGTGGTATTGATATTAATCTTCCTCCCAGCCTAAGCCCCAATATTATTCCTATGGATACTGTTGGCTCGCAAGAGATGGGACCTCAGGATACATTCCGACAGGGAGGAACAGCAGAGAAAATAGAAGATGGTCAGGTAGTTCGTGCAAGGAAGCCGGGGCAGTTCTTTGATGTCACCCCGGATGAACATGGAGGTAGAACTAAGGCAGGTATAGATAGATACGGAAACATAGAAGCAGGTGTACTTAGACGACACCCAGACTTTGATGATTTCTTTATTGCTAAAGATGAAGAAAGAAAGAAAAACATTGAAAGAAAAAAGAAAAATAAAGAGTATCAAAAGATACGAGATGAGTTAGATGGAAAGGTAGGTGGGAATACTGATTTCCCCAGCATGGACGCAACTGACGAAGAGAAAGATGCAGTAGCTGCTCAGTTACAGGATGAGGACCCAATGCTTAGAGACTGGGATGCAACCTTAAATGATGTCAGGTCTGAGAATCTTAGAACTAAACAGGCTAGGGAAGCAAGAGGAAAAGGCGGTCCCGGTGCTGGTGGAGCATCTACTTTTGAAGAAAGAGAAGCAAGGGAAGAGGATTTACCGGGTGTGAGAGCAAGTGGAGTATCAAGAGATACGAGAGGTGGAGGTGAAGAAGACTTTCTCAGGACTACTCCTCCTGCTATAGTTCAAACTCCAGAGGGTCCGGTGTCTGTACAACCCGGAGGAGGGCGTGGAGACAGTGGTGGAGAAGTAACTGGTGGTTTCTATGGATTAGACCCCTCAACTGGTTTACCTTATGGAGCAGATACTCCAACTCCTACTCCAACTCCTACTCCAACTCCTACTCCAACTCCTACTCCAACTCCTACTCCGGTACCAACTCCGGTACCAACTCCGGTACCAACTCCGGTACCAACTCCGGTACCAACAACAGGTGCTGGTGGTGGTGAAGGTGAAATAGACTCTTCAACGGGTTTACCCTATGGAGCAGATACTCCAGCTGGTGCAGCAAGAACTCCGTTTATGCAGAGTGCAGGTGGTATGGGAGGCGGTACTCCTTCTGCAGGATTTGGAAATCTGTATGAAACAAGTCTTAGTCCCTTTGATGCGTTTAAACAGTACAGAATGTCACAGTATCCCGGTGCTTCTGTAGGAGGTATGTTAGCTGGACAACGAAATATACGTACAGGATATGACCCTGCTATGGGGAGATACTTGCTTGGAAGAGCATCAGGAAGGATAGGAACTCCTGACCCGTTTGCAACAGAAGGTCAAAGGTTTGGTTCTTACCTAGGTGGAGGACAGAGAAGTCCCCTTGACCAGATAAGAGAAAACTACAGAACACTTGCAGGTACGTTATCCGGGTATGGTGGTGGTGATTTCGGTGCAATTAATCCTCTTTATGCTGCAACATTCGGTGATGTGTCAGACCCTCAGAATCTTAGACAGAACGTACTACGTGCAACATCGGCTGCTCTTGGAGGTGGTGACCCAAGAACTGGTTCACTTGGAAACATATATGACATAATGCAGCAACAGTATGGTGCAGGTGGTGCAGGTAAGTTTGCTGACTGGGCAGCCACTGCGTGGCAGCCTCAACAGCAACCAGTGGTATCGCCAGTAAATAATGGTTCTCAGACAGGATTTGGGAGTGCGTCTTTTGGCTAATGGAAATAACTTAACAGCGTTTGATGATTACTACTCAACGATGCTTGAGGCTGAACCCCAGATGGCTTACATGGGACAGCTTGCAAGTACAAAGTTCCGTGGAACTGACCCCATGCAAAAGAGGGCACAGGATTACTTTGGAAACCAGTTTGGAGATGTATATAACAAGTATCTTGGTGTAAAGGGCAGGGAGATGATGGGTCGCACTGACCCTTCTAAGATGACTTCCTTTACAGATTACCTAGAGAAGAATCCTTTCACTGATAAATATAGTGCATTGACACCACAGCAGAGAGGAGAGTCTACTAGGAGGTTTGCTCCAAGTACTAGGTTTATATTCTTCTAATGCCTCACGCATGGTGGCACCAGTGGGGTGATGAGCGTACTGAACAGGAACGCTTACAGGCAGCTGCCCTTGAACGCATAGCTAACCTAGATGAATACGGTACTACAGACCCAAGCATATGGGATAAATATGTTGTTCGTGACCCACTTCGGGGGGGAGAAAGAAGACTAGATACGGCAAAGGAAGGGTGGGGAGAGGTTGGAGAACAAATATATTCACTTCCTTATGTTCCTGAGATTTTAGGTGGGTTAGAAAAGTTTCAGGAAAATGTTGTTACTCCTGCTGTCAGCGGTCTATTAGAGCCATTACCTGTTAGGTGGGAAGAATCACCTCCTGATGCTCCTAAAGGTGGGGAAGGAACTTGGTGGGACCCTCTTGTAAGAGACAGATTACAGCAGGGAAGACTGGAATCAAGTTTTGACCAGTACATAACCCCAGAAGGAGAAATATCTCCCTCTGGAGTACTAGCCCAGCTAGGTAATATTGCTCAAATTCCCAAAATAGGTACCACGGGAATAATGCAAGAACACTTTGTTTCTCCTGCCCAACCAAATACATTACAGCAAGAAAATATTATGGAAGAAGCCAGAACAAGAGGGATGGGTCCTGATTTATCTGGCAAAGAGCAAAGAGAAATACGTGAAGACTTATATAAACTTCCACCATACACAAGGGGTATAGCAGAAGAAGCACCTTGGCTTGCTCTTGGTACAGCAAAATCAGGAGTCACTGCACTAAGAGCATTAAGAGCAAGTCCAACTCTTGCAACCGCAGGTACGCTGGGCAAGGCTGCACCCGTAGCAAGAGGAGCGTTACAAGCAGCCGAGATAGGATTAAAACCTATAGCCTATGGAGAAACATTACTTGAAAAAGCAGTAATGACTCCACTTAAAATTGCTGGAAGAGGAGTAACTGGGAGTATTAGACCTTTAAGTAGGGCACGTACTAACTGGATAATAAATAAAAGTATAAAAGAGGTAAATGCAGATGTAGCAAGTGGACAAGTAGAATCTGTAGATTCTGCACTTGAAGCACTTGAAAGAATGTTCTCTAACAGACTTGGTATAGATGAAAAACTATTTAGGATAGAAAACGGTAAAATAGTTCGTTCTGAAATATCTATACCTGAGAATGTAAACCTTAGATATCAAGGGGACGATGAACTTAATAAACTTTTTGGCGAACCTTTATCTGATGCAGAACTAGGATTAAGGGCTGAAAGATTAGGTATTAATCCTCCAGAACCTCGACAACCTGTACAGCGTTTCGATACGGAAACTGGAGAGTTGTTACCTGAGTTTGCACCTCCTGTACCTGAAGAAACTATTCCCCCTAGAGAGGTATTCCAACGAACTACTCCCACAGCAGAAGAAACTATTATGGGGGCAAGACCTGTTGCAAGGGCAGTCCCAGAGACAACTCAACCAACTGCAGGTAAACAACCAGAACCTTGGGAACAAACAAAAGAACAATTTAGAAAACCTTCTGGAGAGGACTACAGTGTAGAAACAGAAGCATATATTCGGAATAGAACAAATTCTAATAATCCACAAGAGTTACTTGCATGGTATCAACAAAAATATCCTGAATTACGTGGGGTTACTATAGGTAGCTTACAAGCTACTAGAGAAAGTGGTCCTTTAGTTAATCAAGGTGCAACTCGTATTGTCCGTGACAATGGCAAGTTTAACCCTACAGAGACGCAAATACATTTAACTCAAGATGCTGATTTGGTTGTAACCAGACATGAAATAGAACATCTGTTAGATGCAATACACGGATTTGCTGATGAGGGAAAACAAGCATTTGGAAGATATGGTCATGAAGAATTTAATGCTTCAGATTATTTACATAGGTCTTTGGTAAGAGATGCAGTAGAAGAAGGATTGCCAGTACCTGAGTCTGTACTTAGGGATTATCCAGATTTAGCAGCTAGACAAACTACCACTGCAGCTGCAGTAGAAAGACCACTTACAGCAGCGGAAACAATTATGGGTGGAAGGCAACCATATCCAACCCAGAGACAAGCACAACCTGCTAATTTCCAAGCTAACAGAGCAGCCACTGCAGGTGGCAGGGCAGCTATGGATGTTGAACACGCAGCTGGCACGGGAGTATTTAATGGTAAACCGTTACATGATATGCAAGGTGTTCCCCGTGAAGTTTCAGAGATAGGTGGGCAGGGTCAGGTAGCTACAGAGATAAAGAATCTTACACCGGGTGCTGCAGATTATTACGTTAAGTTGATGTTTAGTTTGCATGACAGCACATTTGCGTTACGTGTTCTGCAGGATAACTACTTCAGGTCTATAAACCCACAGGCATCTTTCAGACCCGGAAGCCACAGAGATGTTGTAGCTGGAGTCCTTCTATCCAGTGGTGCCCCTGTACGTGGGATGAAGATGTATGAAAACTTCATAAAAACCCAGATAGAACACTTGCTTGGCGATGGTGTGGAACAGGCAGATATAGAAAGATATATACAGAATAAACACTGGCTCAGTGTAGATATCGGTATTAGAGAGTTACAGGAAAGCCAAGGGCGTGAGGTCATAGGAAGACTCCAGTTCCCAGACATAATAGACCCTATAACAAAAGAAGCAACTCCTTCTGATGGGTGGCGTAACTGGATTAGTGATTTAGAAAGTACAAAAACTCCAGAACAGATGGCAAAGATTATAAAAGGTGCTGAAGCTGTACGTGATGTATACGCTGGTATGCGTAAACAACTTCTTGAAGAAGGGATTATAGACCAGAAACTCCATGACGATATGTTAAATAAGTATGAGTGGTATAACCCGATTGACTATGTTGAAATGGAGGACCTTAATAGGATTGCACAGGGACCAGTGTCTCTTACTGGTCGAGGAATATATAAGTACAGTGAAAACCCAGATGTTATGGGTGCGTTACCTCCAATGGGAGAGGTTCTTGCAAGAAGAATGGTTATGCACGAGTTACGTATTCATCGTAACAGGGTTGCAAAAGCCTTTGTCCATATGGGTGAAGAGTCCAAGATAGGGTTACGTGATGTAACTTCAGAGTTTACAAAACCTATTAGAGTTGCCTCAGAAACATTACCAGATGGCACCAAGGTTGTAAGAGAACAGTTCCGTCCTGAAAAATTATATGACGAAGAATTAAAAACCGGGTATATATCTTTTTATGAAGGTGGTGAAAGAAAGATATACGGAATGCTTGATGCAAGAGGTAAGCCAACTTATGTAGATAAGGTATGGTGGGATACTCTTAACGGTA